TTAAAGAGTATTTTTATTAGTTTATTCTGAGAAATCTAGGGAATCCCAGAAATTGCTATAAAAATTTCTTCAAATCACAGAAGAAAATAATTTTCATGGATTTCTCTGGATTTCTCTGGATTTCTCTGGATTTTAGCTAAAATCCGTTACTTCACAGTAAACTCAACAGAAAAACGACATAAAACAACTAAATTATTGAGGATTCAAAATTCAGATTTTTTAGTATATTCTATATTTATTTTTATTGTTAAAATTATTTCAAGAGGTATAAAAAATAAAATTCTAAGAATGTAAATAATAGAAATTTCTATTGTTTTTAGTAGTTTTATCTCATAAATTTAGGGAATCCGACAGTCAGAGTAAAAAATTTCTTCAAAATAGCGATAAAAATGCGTTTCATGGATTTCTCTGGATTTCTCTGGATTTCTCTGGATTTCTCTGGATTTCTCTAGATTTTTCTATACTTCACAGTAAACTCAACAGAAAAACGACACAAAACAACTAAATTATTGAGGATTCAAAATTCAGATTTTTTAGTATATACTCTAATTATTTTTTACTAATAAAATTTTATCAAGAGGTATAAAAAATAAAATTTAGATGATATGAACAATAGAAATTTCCATTGTTTTTAGTAGTTTTATCTCATAAATTTAGGGTATCCCAGAAATTGCTATAAAAATTTCTTTAAATCATAGAAGAAAATAATTTTCATGGATTTCTCTGGATTTTAGCTAAAATCCGTTACTTCACAGTAAACTCAACAGAAAAACGACACAAAACAACTAAATAATAAATTCAGATTTTTTCATATATTCTATATTTATTTTTTAATAATAAAATTTTATCAAGTACTAAAAAATAAAATTTAGATGATATGAACAATAGAAATTTCTATTGTTTTTATTAGTTTTTTCTCATAATTCTAGAGAATCAAGGTGTCAAACAAAAATGAATCAATTACATTTTATTATATAACATATACAATAAACTTGGAAATTTTAAACTTAACATTGGTTGTTTAAAATTACTCGCACCAACAAAAATATCTTTCATATCAGTAACTTTTGAAACATTCCATTTTGAAATACTTTGATTAAAACAATGTGCTTCAAAAAACATACATGACATATCAGTAACACTTGAAACATCCCAATTAGAAATGTTTGAATTAAATTCAAATGCACGCAAGAACATACATGTCATGTTAGTAACTTTTGAAACATCCCACTTTGAAATATCTTTATTAAAATGTGTCCTACGAAACATATCAGACATATTAGTAACTTGTGAAACATCCCATTCTGAAATATCTGAATTAAATCCGTACGAATAATAAAACATTTCTGACATATCGGTAACACCTGAAACATCCCATTTTGAAATATCTTCATCAAAATTGGTTTTATCTCTAAACAAATTAGACATATCGGTAACATCTGAAACATCCCATTCTGAAATATTACCATATTTCAACTCTATTTCTTCATTAGATATATCATCATATCTAAGACCACTATTATAAGTGTTGTAATAGAAGTTTTTAACTGCAGTTCTTATGGTTACATTATTAAGTTTTTCCATATTTCTAATTTTTATTGGTAAAATTTTTCATTTTAATAATATATGTATGATGAAATGACACCTAAAAAACTTTGATCGCATTTCTGTACTATCACTTCAGCAATATCTTCAATGTTAATATCAATATAATCATCGTTTAATATTTGTGTACAATCACGATATTCTACAAAATCAATATCATGGAAAGATTTATCATTATTGCTAAACTTTTCATTTGGTTCTTCTTCATCTTCAAACTTATTTCCATTAATATCTTCAAAATTATTATACAAAGGTGAATCTTCAAAATTCTCTTTATCAATATCTTCAAAATTCTCTTTATCAATATCTTCAAAATTATCATACAAATGTGAATCTTCAAAATTCTCTTTATCAATATCTTCAAAATTATTATACAAAAGTGAATCATTTAAATTATCTGACTCGGAATCACTAAAATTTTCTGGTGATTGATGTCTTAGAATAAAAAGATTATTAAATGAATGATACGGTTTAACAAAACCACAAAATGTACCTGTCTCTGTACATGTAATATTATTTAAAGAAATTTTATTTGTTTTTGTATGCATTTATTAATACAATTGTATTAATATTTTCATTTTATTTTTTAATGTTCTATTTTATATACCCAACTGCATTTTTTAATTTTATTTTGTAATAACGGATGACATGTAATCAAGTTAATGTCATTAATTTCTTCATCATTTAGTGTAACATTATCACCAATAAATTGGCTAACTAAAGATAAATCCTTATTGTTTCCATCTACAATTTCTTTTCTTGTATATGTTTTACCATCATCATAAGATTTACCAGTATCTTCATCATCATACATATTAATCAAGATACTTCTAAAATAATGATTACGTGGACGTTTTAATTTACGAGGATAAGCATTTATATCAACAAATAAATCTTTCATTCTCTCATCTCCATCTCCATTCAATGATTTTATAGTTGAAATAATTATTTTACCATTTACATATTCAAAATCTTTCCTTAAATCTATCTTCGCTTTTAAAATGTCATCAAAATAATCTACTTCATCAAAAAGTTCAATTTCATAAAAAACACAATATATATTGTCAAGCATTTTAAAGTAAAAAACGGTTGAAAATTCATTTTTGACATATAAAAAGATTCAAAAAATGGTCTCCAATTACTATAGAGAGACGTTTTTTTACGCTCTTTTTTCATTTGACCCTCGGGTCTGTAGACATGATAAATTTTGAAAATATGTGAAAATCACTAAATTTTAAAGTGATTTTTTGATTTTTTCTATTATTTCTCAAAAATAGAATTGGTCTAGTATACTGTTACAATAAATTTATTACATTTAATTAATATTTTTATCAAAATATTATATTTCAATGGAAGTAAAAATTTATTTTTAGTTAAAAAAGGCATGAGTTGAAACTTCAAAAAACCACTCTGAATAGTTATTCAGAGACGTATTTTTACGCTCTTTTTTCATTTGACCCTCGGGTCTGTAGACATGATAAATTTTGAAAATATGTGAAAATCATTAAATTTTAAAGTGATTTTTTGATTTTTTCTATTATTTCTCAAAAATAGAATCGGTCTAGTATACTGTTATAATAAATTTATTACATTTAATTAATATTTAAATTTAAATATTATATTTAATGGGATATAAACTTTTTAATTAATCCCAATCAAAATCATCAATATCGTAATCATCGGTATCACAAGAGTCATCAATATATTCTTCAATAATTTCTTCTTTTTCAAATTCAATTATTATTTCTTTAGGTAATTTACCATTAATTCTATGATGTAGCTTATCATATACAAATCTACGTCTATTTAAACATGCACCATTCAATAATTCTAAGCTACTTGTAACAATATCTAAATGTTTCTTAGCTCTACTTGTACCAGTATATATATTATTACATGTTAAAAATGATGTTGGATTACCATTTAAAAAGAATATAACATTCTCATATTGTGCACCTTCAGATTTATGCACAGTTACAGCATATGCTAATTTAATACTTGTAATACATATATATTTACCTTCATTTGATATACTACACATTGCTTTAGGATATTCTTCTAATAACGAAAAATATAATTGTACAGCTTTATTATATTCTTCTTCGTGTTTCTCTCTATCATTTAATTCTTTAGATTCATCTCTATCAATAAAATGTAATGGAAATCCAGCTTTAATATCCTCAATTTCTTTCTTTATTTCTTCATCAGATTTATCCATAGTTGTACCATCAGGTAATTTTTTAAGTGGTGAAAACTTGATGTTATTCTTTATTATAAAATCTTTCATTTTATTAAAAGATTTAACATCAATATATGGAGTCATAGTATTTTTATCATCCCTAAAAATACAAACAATATATCCAGGTGTTACTTTAATTATTTTACCAACTTCACCATTCATAACAGTAATACCATAATCATTTATAAGTTTCATAACTCTATCACCTAAATAATATTTATTACCATCAATTGTAGTATGTTCTTTTACATGAGACATAAAATATTTTTGAAATATAGGATTTATAACATCAACAACTTTATTATAAGGTGTTACAATAGTAAATGAATCTCTATATTCAGCAAATAGTTCAAAATTTTCTTCTGTTGATATATCTTTATTATATGAAAATTTATTAGCATAATCAGCAATAAGATGTTCTAAATATTGAATATCACCTATATGAAATCTATAATCTGTATCTGCTTTATACCAATTAATATCAACTCTATTTTTAATACGATCTTTATCAATTATATCTTTACATATTTCAATAATAGTTTTCTCAGATCTATAATTTTTAGTTAGTTCATATTTAGGAATTGGTGTACGTAACATTTGATCCATAAAGTTACCATAATCAATTGGTTCTAACTGATCTAAATCACCAACTAAAATCAATTGAAAATCAATATCTCTATATGCAAAAAATAAACGTTGAATTAAACTTGAGTGAACCATTGAAATCTCATCAATTAAAATATATTTGAAATTTTTCTCAGCAAACATAGTAGCTGATACAATTGCCATTTCAATAGTAGAAATAGTACATAAATCAAAAACATTATTTTCAATTGCAGTTTCTCTTATTCTTGTAGCAGCAACTCCTGTTAATGTACAACATAATATATTATAACCCATCAATGATGCATTTCTAATAATCTCAGAACAAATTGTAGTTTTACCTGTACCTGGACCACCATGAATTAAAGAAATACCATCTGCAAGGCTTGATTTAATTGCTTTATCTTGATTTTCAGATGGTATTCTATCTGGATATGCAATTTCATGAACATCTGTTTTTTTCTTCTTTATAAGATATGTTATCTTATTGGATATAGATTTTTCCATTAAATGTATTGGTTTATAATATATATGTTCAAAATCTTCAACACAAAAATAATATTTTAATAGATCATCTTTACATATATCAAATAGAGGAAATCCATCTATAATTTTACTAATTGGTGTAGATGTCCACTTACGTTTTTCAACATTATTATATACTACTCTACAAATTTCACCACACATTAATACAACTTGTGATTTATATAATAATATCTCATGATTTACAGGTGCACCAGCGGGTGCATTTTCAAGTCTTAAATGTGATGTTACAATTTTATTACATGTTTCCATAGAAATTTGTGGTAATCTATAAGGATTAGTTTTTACAATTTTATATGCTTCATATAGAGGTATATGTATAGCTTTTATTTCAGATTCTGTTAAACCCATCAATTGAAGTGGTCTTATTAAAACATTATTATTCCAATACTTTAGAAACGATTTAATTTTCCTAAGATCTGGGTTATTAAAACAATGTTTAGCAAAATCTACTAAATCCTTATCATTCTTTGTTTCAATACACCCATATAAATTATTAAATAGTTTATATAGATGATCTGGTGTAGTTCCATTCATTGACATATTACAATAATCCATAATCTGATCTGTTGAATTTCGATAAAATTCATTTACTTCATCCATGTTTATCACATTGTTTTCTTTATCCTTTTTAATTTTCATATAAGGTAAATATGAAATTAAAAAGTTTAATAGATCAAACTCATATCTTGATGTTAATGATTTACACTCAAAAATATTCCAATTCCCCATATTAATTGTTTTTGATACAAACTCACCAACTACATATACTTTATCTTTTGATTTAAGTGGTAAAGATTCTTCATAATAATAATCACAACATACATAACTACCATCATTTGTTTGTATAGTAAAACGTAATAAATTATCACATATTATATCTTGAATTTCGGCAATGACACCATTTAATTGCGACATGTTTGTATATCATAAACTAGAAATTTTTTCATTTTTAAGAAATATCATAATTTATGATTTTTAAGATTTTAGTGAATTAATGTCTATTTTATATTTATTAAATGTATAACTCATATAAAAATGTTATGATAATTAAATTTGATCAAAAATGAAAATTTCTGGTTTTATTATATTCAAAATGACTTTGATGATTAACACCACCAATTTTACTGAGATTTTTGCTATTATGGCAAGCGATATAGATTTTAATGAATTAGTTCAAAAAGTCTTGTCATTTATGAAGAAATATCTTCATATTGAGGAACTTTCATTCAGGATGAATTTATCTAAATCTAACAACGAAACTAAAAAAATAATAAATAAACATATAAAAAAATATAAAAAACAATTTATTATACTTCGAGTTGTCAATACAAGTACTGTTATCGGACGTAGATGTACACCATATATGTTTTCATTTATTTCATGTTTATATACAGATGATTTTGGTTGTCTTCTTTTTAAGTGTCTGAAGAAAACTGACATTGTATTTGAGGATATTAAGTCACATGATGTTAGACATAGAATTGGATATGACACTAAAATGTTTGTTAGTGGTAAACTTGAGGATGTTCATATGTATGATGAGGGAATAGATTCTTTAAATCTTTTCGAATATCGCAAAACTTCATTATTTCGTTTGAATAGTTTTCTCTTTTGTTTGGATGATGTAAATTCTGTTTCACTTAAAAGATTGATATCTTTAGGATTTAATATTCATGAAGATTTACATTATGACACAAATCTTTTGAGATTTTATTGTGGACATTCTAGAGAAAATTACATTTTTGTTAATTCATTACTTGATACTGATATTAAGTCAGATTCTAATGTTTTAATTGAGCTTATTTGTAGTGGAGATTTTGGTGTTAGTGATGAATTACTAGATACCATTCAGAATTTTCTAGAGAAACGACCCAATTCTACCAATACAAAATCAAGTAGATTTAACCAAAAACCAATTGAATATTGTATCGATCGCGGTGTTGATCTTCGTATTGTAAATATTTTGATACCATTTGTTAGATTTGATAATTTTCATAGTAGAGTATACAGCCCATTTGTTAAACTGTTATCAAAAAACATTTTTAAGATTGGTGAAGTATCCGATACATTAGAAAATCTATTGAATCAGGGTTGTCCCATTAATTATGAAAAATCAACATTTCAAAGTGAGGGTTTTTATGCCATAGATGAAAATTTTATAACCCCAATTGGATTATACTATTCTTTTATTAAGAAATGTGGTAGATCTAATGAAATAGAAAATTTTACTGTTCTTAATGGTATAGAGGAAGAGAAGAGTAAACAAAAACAGATACAACATAATATTGAGTATAATAAATATCGTGATGACTATTATGATGATTATGATTATGAATGGATGTAAATAGATAAATAGAGAGGTAGAGATAGAAATAGAAATAGATAGAAATAGATAAATAGAAATAGAAATAGATAGAAATAGAAATAAATAGATAGATAGAATTAACTGAAAAAATTTTCAGTTAAATTATTGAAAATGTCTATTACGTTTGAAAACATTAAAATTCTTTTAAATGGTATATATGGTTCCATTCCAAATGATGAATTTGCTAAATTATGTCATGAGTATAAGGAACTAAGAGATAGTAGTTATATTATAGATAACTATGATGTTAAAGATGATGATGTAATATATAATATTACAATTGCATATGATTATAAATTAGGTTTAAATGAAAGAAAGGGTAGTATTGAAGAGAGAAAAATTAGGCTATTTAACAATATATCAAAAATGTAAAAATTGAAAAATTTGTCGTTTTTTTGAATGAAACATGTCTTCAACTGATGATATTAAGAATTTGTTTATGAATAACGAAACACTGATTGAGTGTCTTAGAAATGATTTTGAGCTATGTGTATATGAGGAATTGTTGATGGAACTTAAAAAGATGCGTGATGTATATGATTTAGTTAACAATGATACATTTGTAGATCAGTGTAACAAAATGAAGGAAGAAACTGATCGTGATTTTATATCAGAAACATTTACAAAGGTAAATGAAGATTTTATGGGTAAAATCATAAGAATTCGTACGAAAAGTATTAGAACTAAGGAATTTGATACTATTTTACATTTACCTAATTATGATACTATTATAATTAATCATGAATAAAATAACACTTTACTAAATATATCAATTGATATATTTTTATTTTTTGATATCATCCTTATCCATAAGAACAAAATTTGAACATTCATCTTTACATTCTATAATTTTATCACATTCATAGCTAACATTATTAAACTCAACTTTAACTATTATCTTATTTTTATAATTCCTTTGATATAATATTCTGTCATAATTTCGTATTATTGTTTTATATGAAAATGTGTTATCATTATTATCATATGTACAGTTTATCATTTCGTAATGCATGTTTTTATTGTATATTTCATTAATTTTTCATTTTAATTAATGAGTCAAATAAATTATTAGACTTTTTTATTTCATGAATTTCATCAAATGTTTTTGATTTATCACTACTATCATATTTATTAACAGCTAATTGTTTAATATATTCTTCGAAATTAGGTTTAATGCCATTATCTATGGATGTTAAACATTCTAAATACAAATTAAAACTTTTAACGTTGTTCAAATTCATCATCATTGTCATAATTAGTATCATTTTCACCAGAATTAATTAAATTTGTTAACATAGTTTTCATATAATTCTCTGGTACTTTAAATAAATCTGTATTATGTTCATCATCCGTACAGTTATTAAATTCATCATCTTTAATGTTAGGTTAACTATCATTATGTTTAACATCTATCATTATGTTGAATAAATTTATCTTGACTATCAGGGTTAGAAGATTTATATAAGAATATAATAATCATAAGGATCAATTCAAATACTCTTTGTTTAAGATCACGTTTAGTTTTAATGTTTGAAAAATCACTCATGTTAGAATATCTAGCCTGTACGGTTTTATCAAACATACTAGTATTAACAGATTTTAGTTTTTCAACTTGTTCGACAAGTTTATCATTCTCAACTTCATCATCATCATCATCTGCTGGTACCATCACCATTTTAATAAGATTATCTTTATCGTCATCATTAAAATTCTTTAAATCTGTTGTTTTTAAATAATCTATAACTTTATTATGAATTTCCGCATAAAATGACTTATCTAACATACCCTTATTCTTTTCTAATTCATCAATAAAATCAGTCATCTTTTTATCAAATAATTTTATTTGATATTTCATTTTTTTTACATGAGTAAATTTTTTATATGATCGAATGATCCAGTATATTTAGCAAATCTAATTAACATATAAATATAACCTAAATCATAAACAGCACGACAAAATAATAATCCAGTTAGAGCAAATGGTGAAACTATAACAGCAGCAACATTTTTAAACATAAGATAATTATTTGGACTTATATATTTATATATACCAACTTCTTCAACATTGGTATCTTCAACTTCTTCAACCTTTTCTTTATCATTTTTAATTAATAAACTTATAATGGTACCAATAAATACTCCACACATTTTTTGTTTAATATCACGGTTAGTTTTAATATCAGACATATTAAAATAATCACCCATTATATTTTTATCACACATACTAATATCAATTGATTTAAAATTTTCACACATTGATTTAATTCTATTTTGGGAAACTTCTTCATCATCGTCATCGCATTCAATATAAATTAATTTAACAATATTATCTAAATCATTACTATTAAAATTTTTAATTTCAATTGTTTTTAAATAATCAGCAATTTTACTTTTATCTATATTAAATATATCTTCAACTTTATTTTCATTTACAACTCTTAAATCTTCATCAACAACAACATCTTTAACTTCATCAACAACAACATCTTTAACTTCATCAACAACAACATCTTTAACTTCATCAACAACAACATCTTTAACTTCATCAACAACAACATCTTTAACTT